GGTTACGGTGATTTTGGCGATGATATTGGTAAACTTAAGGTATTGAGATGCAAGATGTGCGGCGTATGGTCGTTCACTGAAACATGCAGAACATGTGAGGTCGATCCAGATGCCAACCTATGAATTTGAGTGCGATAACGAACACTGCGAAAGCAATGCCAGAATCGAGAAGTGGATGTCAATCCATGAGCCTCATAATCTTGAATGCCCATTCTGTCACAGCTCGATGAGCAAGGTCTATTCAAGTGTAGGCATAGCATTTAAAGGGACAGGGTTCTACAGTACGGATAATCGATGAGTTATGCACACCTGTGGATAAGTAAGTGCAAAAACATCACTTCACGCTTAAGACACGCCCACTTTATACACATGCTTGACATGGCTGGTACTCTCAGGGCTAGAGCCCATCAGGGGCTCACCGCAGGCCGTTCACGGCAAGCCTGCGGGGTAGCCATCGCTATTGGAATATCTCTATCCATGGCTATGCCACTAGATGCACAGGCGAATAACGTGCGATATAAAGAGCTAAAGAAGTTAGCCAATTACCAACTAACAGATAAGCAGTATGCGTGCCATAACGAGATAGTACATCGAGAGTCCAGGTGGGACTACAAGGCTATAGGTAATAAGTCCGGTAGTAAGCAGGCTTATGGTCTATATCAGATGAAGTCTGAGAGCTTAAAGACATCAACACCTATTAAGCAGTTCTGGATGTATTGGTATTATGTAACGCATAGGTATGGGGTTACTGAGTATGATGAGCCTAACTATTGTAATGCGTTACATCATCTAAAGACTAAAGGTTGGCAATGAAAGACCCTAGAGATAGCAGAGCCTATCGATCAAGACGCCTCGAGGTCTTAGCTCGTGATCAATGGACGTGCTTCTATTGCATGCAACCTGCAACGACAGTCGATCACGTCATCCCGATCAAGGACGGGGGCGATCCGCTTGCCTACGATAACCTCGTGTCATGTTGTAGTGCCTGCAACTCACGCAAGGGATCACGTTCACAAGGCTCTTTTTTAGCACACACGTTCACCCCCCCTGTCTTTACTGACTATCCGTCCCCGATGCAGTCGAAAATCCACGAGGACAGTCCGTTCTCAGCCCGACCAGTCCCAGAAGGTTCCTGATGGCTGCCAAGAAGAGCCGAGTGCTACGAGGGGCAACTAAGCCAAGGCTCCACAGCCCTATTCTCAAGGGCGAAAATAAGCTGCAAGATGTCCTCGATCTCTGCAGGATTATCGATCAACCTTTATTGCCGTGGCAGGAGTTCGTTCTCAAGGACATGCTTACAATAGACAAGGCTGGTCATTGGGTTCATAGAACTAACCTACTTCTCATCGCTCGACAGAATGGTAAGACTCACCTGGCACGCATGCTTATACTGGCTCACCTAATCAAGTGGGAGACAAACGTTCTGATCATGTCGTCCAACAGATCAATGGCTCTGGATACCTTTCGGCAACTGACCAACATCCTAGAAAATAATGACCACCTCAAGGGATTCGTCAAACAGATTAGGCACGCTAACGGCACAGAGTCTATTGAGATGTTATCTGGCGCACGACTGGATGTAGTAGCGGCAACTCGCGACGGCAGCCGAGGAAGATCCGTCAACGGCTTACTCTTCATTGATGAGTTACGCGAGATCAGCGAAGAGGGTTATCGAGCTGCAATTCCAACCACTCGTGCCCACCCGTCATCACACACACTAATGACATCAAATGCAGGTGATGCATTCTCGAAAGTACTTAACGATCTTCACGAGCGCTGCTTAGATCGACCACCTAAAAGTTTGGGATTCTACGAATATTCAGCGCCTCAATACTGCAAGATCGACGATCGAGCTGCATGGGCGATGGCCAATCCAGCCTTGAGTTACACCATCACAGAATCAGCCATCGAGGAATCGATCACAACTAGCCCTATTGAGAACGTCCGCACCGAGACACTTTGCCAATGGGTCAGCAGTTTATCCAGCCCGTTCCCTCCAAATTCTATTGAGGATTGCTCTGACTCAGAGCTAGTAATCAACCCCGGCGGCTATGCAGTCTTCGGGTTCGATGTCTCACCTTCTAAACGCAATGCCAGCTTATGCGCTGGAATCTTGATGCCAGATGGAAAAATTGCAGTAGGAATCCTAGAGTCATGGGAGTCTCAAGTGTCAGTCGATGATCTTAAGATAGCTGCGGCTATAAAAGGGTGGGCAGATATCTGGCGTCCACGGACAATTTTATTCGATCGTTACGCAACTCAGTCGATTGCCGATCGCCTCGCTAATGCCGGAAGCGTCGTCGAATCCTGCGACGGGCAGCAGTTCTATAGAGCTTGCGGTGACTTACTTGATGCCGTAGTTAATGGACGTCTAGTCCACAATGGCCAGAGAGAACTCATCGACCAATTCTCGAACGTGGCCGCTAAGGTAAATGACAGTGCGTGGCGCATTGTCAAGCGTAAAAGCGCTGGAGATATTTCAGCTCCAATTTCGATTGCGATGATTACATCTGCCTTAATGAAACCACAACAGGTAGCGGCTATCTACACCGAATAACACAACATGTAGTGTATAATTGCCATCTATGGGTATCCTCTCGCGCCTTACAGGTGCAACACCGAAGGCCAATGTCGAAGCGCAATACGCACCGCAGGTCTTGGGTGAGTACTCGCCTTACGCGATGCCGTTCCAATTCGCTTACGTCGGACGCACTGAGGCAATGGGAGTTCCGGCACTAGCTCGTTGTCGAAACCTTCTCGCTGGCACTATCGGCACTATCCCTCTCGAACTTTATAAGAAGTCAACAGGCGAAGAATTAGGCAAGCCACTATGGCTCGATCAGCCTTCTTACTCTCAGCCTAGATCAGTAACTATTGCCTACTCAGTTGATTCGCTTCTATTTTACGGCCAAGCATTCTGGCAAGTAGTAGAAACTTATCAAGAAGATGGTCGCCCATCTCGCTTTGAGTGGATCGCTAACAGTCGCGTAACAGCAACACTCGATCGCGATAACGTCTATGTAAAATCTTACGCAATCGATGGAAGTGCAGTACCTATGGATGGTCTAGGTTCTTTGATCACATTCCAGTCACTCAGCGATGGCATTCTCAGCACAGGAACGTCAACTATTCGCGCAGCGCTGGACATCCAGAAGGCGTCAGTAATTGCAGCAGCAACTCCAATGGCAACTGGCTATCTAAAGAATACGGGCGCAGACCTTCCACCTTCAGAGGTTCAAGGATTACTTTCAGCATGGAAGAATGCCCGTCAAAATCGTTCGACGGCTTACCTTACTTCGACTCTTAATTATGAGTCAGTCGGATTCAGCCCTAAAGACATGATGTACAACGAAGCAATTCAGAACCTTGCTACTGAGATCGCTCGTCTATGCAACGTGCCACCTTATTACGTCTCAGCTGATCAGAATACGACAATGACCTATGCCAACGTCCAAGACGAGAGGCTTCAATTCCTTACACTATCCTTGCAGCCTTTCGTGTCTGCCATCGAGGATCGTCTCTCTATGGATGACATCACAGCTCGCGGCAACGTCGTCAAATTCGATCTTGACAGCAACTACTTACGCACAGATCCACTCAAAGAACTTTCAATCATCCGTGAACTACTTGATCTCCAGTTGATCACTCAAGAACAGGCCATGGAAATGACAGACCTAACACCTAATGGAAGCGAAGGCATGCAATGAAAGAGATGCTCACATTCTCAGCAGAACTTACAGCAGATGCGTCAGAGCGCACTATCTCTGGAAAGATCGTTCCCTTTAATGGCGAGGTAGGCAACACATCTGCCGGAGCCGTAGTCTTTGAGCGCGGCGCAATTAACATCGCTGATTCAAGCAAAGTGAAGCTCTTATTAGAGCATGATCCTAAGCAGCCAATTGGTCGCGCTCAATTCTTCAATGAGACAGAAGATGGAATCTTCGCCTCTTTCAAGATTTCCAAATCATCCCGTGGCACAGATGCTCTCATCGAAGCCAGCGAAGAACTCCGTACTGGCCTTTCAGTTGGAGTTATGGTCAATGCAGCAAAGCCTAAGAATGGCGTTCTGTATGTATCGAGTGCTGACCTACTCGAAGTAAGTTTGGTTCAGGCAGCAGCCTTTAAGTCTGCCGCCGTAACCGATATCGCGGCATCTGAAGATGAAGCCGTTGAAGAAACCCTACCAACAGAAAGCGAGACAGCCACCGTGGAAGACACCACTTCAGCAGTCGAAGCAACACCTACAGTTGAGGCTGCCGCAGTTGAAGCTGCTCGCCCTGCTGTAACAGCAATGGCTTACACAAAGCCACGCATCGAAGTAACAGCGGCTAAGTACGTTGAGAACACAATTCGCGCAGCAATGGGC